ATGGCTCAACTTTCAACGCATGACGATGCCCAGAAGCTCATCTTCGACGCGATCAGGCAGAAGAATCCGGAAATCCAACCGGGCCAGACCTTCGATTGGCTGATCGTCAGCAACAAGCTCAGGCATGACCTCAGCCGGGAAGAGTTCAGCTCCGCCATGGCCGAACTCGGCGCCGCCGGCCTGATCGGCGCCGACGCCGACAAGCGGGCGTTCACCCTGACCGAAAAGGGTTATGGCGCGCTGCAATAAGTGATATGTGCGTCTCAAACGGATCGCCGCCTGCGTTCCTGGTCGAAGGAGACGGCGATCGGTGAGATTCGCCGGATCGCCTTTCGGGATATCTTTGGCCCCTCGCCTTCCGACGGTCGCGCTGGCACGCGTTGTTGACTTGACGTGCGAGAGCGCCCTACAGGACTGAGCGGTCCGAAGCTTCGCGCGCCTGTGTCGCGGAGAAGCATGCACGGCTCATCAGGCACGCAGGTGCTTGATCACAAGCCGGAGGGATGGCCGAGCGGTTTAAGGCACCGGTCTTGAAATTCGGTGACTGGCGTACCGGCCCTCCCCTCACCGTCCCGCTTCGTCCATGGTTTTCACGGGGTTGAGGCGTCCCCTCGCCCATTTTGTCCCTGGTTGTTTTGAACCGTGCTACCGAGTTCGGTAGCAAAATGGTAGCAAGATGTTCACGCGGCGTTCTGCCAATAAAAAAAGCCCGACCAATCAAGGCCGGGCTCATAGCGCGTTCAGTCTTAACGGCTGGTCTAGTGCTCGCTGGCACTTGCCCAAGGCAACCGGTCAAAGTCGCTGGCGCGCAGTTGAGGAGTGCCGCCGATAGTCGGCAGGGCGACCTCGCGGATGACGGTCCCGTCGCGCTGGCGCCGCGCCCTCTCCGCAAGGATATCAGCGTCCTTTACGAGCGGGCCGGGAATATAGTCGGCGGGCGCCGGCTCGCAGAACCACACCGCTTCGATGTCCTTCATCGGGTACGGCAGTGTCATGGGCGGGTTGAGCATCTGCACGATGACGCAGTCCGGCCTCGCCGCGAGTAGCTTCTTGACCTTGATGCGGTGATCGCCTGGGGCAACTGTGTCTGGCTTCCGAACGATGCAGACGATGTCACCGGGTGCAACCGGCCGCGTCTTGTCGACCATGAGCCGTTGGCCGTCCCCGATCTCGGGTTCGAGGCAAACGCCCTCGGCGAGCATGGTGAAGCGATCCGGATAGAGTGCGGGGTTGATCGTTGGATTCTTCACCACTCGGCGGCGCGGCGAAGTGCCCGCCAGCGACACAAACCAATCAAGCCCATCCCGATCTGCAATACCGCTTTCTCCTTCCGCGTCGTGCGGCTCATCGCAGATATCTTGCTCGCCGTCCTCGACCGCCCACGTTCCCGGCTCTGCCCTGCTAAGAGAAGCTTGGCTTCCCTCATTTTGCCACCCGAGCGACGACTCGAGGTCGGGGCCTGAAGTCTGTCCATCATCGTGCGGCTCGTCCTGGATATCGCCGCCGTTCTCGTTCTCCTCCTCCCGCTCGTCCTTGCCGCCTTCCGCCCAATGCGACTGACTGCCATCAAGGCCGTAGCAGTAGGGCGAAGGATGCCGCTCCGGTGAGGCAAGCGATGGCTCTTCATCGGCATGGTCGAGCTCCACGTCTTCACGGAAGCCGTACTGGCTTCGGGAATGCCCGCACCAGCCTAAGGATGGCTCATCATCGCTTGTCACCCCCGCATCGGGGCCACTGCCTTCATAGTCGGCCTCGCGCTCGTCATGGGCCGTTCCTCCCATCAGGAAGCCGCCAATAGATGGCTCCAGATCGGGGTCAGGCTCCATCGCGTCGAGCATGTCGATTAGGCGCTCGATCGTGTAGGCGACACTGGTACGATCCCCCTTTGCAAGGGTCAGGAAGAACACGCCGTCCGCTTCAGCGAGTAGCGGCGGGCTTGCTGGCATCGGGGAGCCTTTCTTGCGCAAGGCACGCCTGCGGGCCTTCTTGGCCGTTTCGGCAGACACATGGATTGTCATGATGGTTACTCGCGGTTCGAACCGGCCTTTCACAGCCGGCGGCGCCGTCGCCTTCCACAGCGCAGCGCCAATCATCGGTGGCGGACCGATAGCCGGGGGGTGGAAACCTGCCGCGAGACAGGTCGAACGACTTTAAGCTTTCGCTCTGGACATAGCGTTCGCCCCCGGCCATATTTCGCCGAGTTGGAACGCCCGCCAAGGCGTTACCTATGCGCATCGAGACCCGCCAAGGTCTCCTAGCGCGTCAGCAGCGCACATGACGCCAATCATGTCCTGCTTATCGCGGTCCGGGTTTCCACACCCACCGGACACGCTGAACTGGTTCGCAGAAATCGTCAAGTGAGGTTTTCCCCGTGCGGGGGGGAGGCTTGCGCTGAGAATTCTCTGGTCACAGGATCAAATCGCTACCCAGCGAGCGAGGGGATTCTTTGGTCAGAAAGCTCAAGGTCTATACGACATCGATCGGGTTCTTCGACCTCGCGGTTGCGGCGCCATCCATGAAGGCGGCCAGCGAAGCATGGGGGTCTGATCCGGAAATCTTCAGGCGCGGTTTTGCCAGGCAAACGGAAGATCCCGCGATTGTCGAATGCGCAATGGCGAAACCCGGCATTGTACTGCGCCGACCGGTCGGGTCGAAGTCGGCTTTCAAGGAGCACGCGGTACTTCCGAAAGGCCTGGATGCTGGACCCGCGCCACCGAAGCCGCCTCCAAAATCAGCCTGGAAAGCCACGAGGGACGCCGCGCAGGATCGAGCCGCGGCGTTGGCCTATGAGAAAGAGCAAGCACGTCGCGAGGCAGAAAGGCGCAAGGAAGAGGCCAAACGGAAGCGGGAGGAAGAGCGCCGGGAACGCGCGCGAGCCAAAGCCGACGCCGAGCTTGAACGTGCCCGGAAGCAGCATGAGGAACGCGTGGCAGCTATCGAAGAACGCCGCAGGGAGCTTGAAGCAGAAGCCGACGCAGCGGAACGGGAGTGGGATACGGCCCGTGATCGTCATCGGAAGGCGGTCAACAGGGCTGAATCCTGACAGACCGACTTCGAGCGATCCGCTATGCTGGCCTAATGTGCAACCTGTACAACGTCACGACTACTCAACGCGCGGTCATCGAATGGGTTCGCGCCATGCGAGACCTCTCGGGCAATTGGGAACCGAGCTTTGACATCTATCCAAATCAGCCCGGCCCCGTGGTCCGAAATGCGCCGGACGGACAGCGAGAACTGGCGCGGCTGCTATGGGGTCTCCCGACGCCGGCCGAGCGGGTGAAAGGCAAAGCGGACAGCGGCACCACCAATGTCCGCAATCCGAGCTATGCGCACTGGCAGCAATGGGTTGGCGTGGAGAACCGTTGTGTGGTCCCCGTGACGAGCTTTGCGGAACCAAGCCCCACGCCCGGCGACAAGGACCCCGAGACGGGCATACAGCGGAACGTCTGGTTTGCCTTAAGCGAGGACCGCCCGGTGTTCTTCTTTGCCGGCTTCTGGACGACTTGGAGCGGGGTGAGGAAGGTGAAGGACGGACCCGGCGACCACGAGCTGTATGCTTTCCTGACAACGAACCCGAATGCACTCGTCAAGCCGATCCATGAGAAAGCAATGCCTGTGATCCTGACGCGGCCCGAGGAGGTCGATACATGGTTGACCTCGCCGTGGTCGGAAGCGAGAGGGTTGCAGCGGCCTGCACCGGATGACGCCTTAGTGATTGTCGAGAAGCCGGCCACTCAGATCAAGTTCCCGCAGGGTGTAGCGGAAGCGCCGGAGCGAATACAGGGGTCATTGTTCTAAGACCCAAGTATCCAAAGTTGAAACACGGCGCACTCCTACGGCATATTTGCGAAACATGCTTAGGTCATTCTAGCCCTGCCAATAAATGCGGTCGTCCACGAGGTTGGCACCGGCTCGCTGTAGGGGTCTAGGCGGCGGCGAGCCGGTCACCTCACTCACCATCGGTCCAGATCACCCGCCGCACCATCTTTATTTCCTTTAGCCTACGAACCCTAATGGCCTGACGCTCCCTTGCGGTCAACGAGCGGGTTTCCCCTCGGGTGCTGTTCGTGCCGCACTTCACGCAGACCATCTTGCCGTCCAGCTCGTCCGTGTCCAGGTCCCCCATGAGCTTGATCAGGTCGGCAGGCTCGAACCATCGTTTAGTGAAGCAGTTGTAGCAGCGGACGAGCACCAGTTGCCCTATGTCACGGGCATTGGAGAGTCGCCATTCGCTCCCCCGCTTTCGTCTTCCTGCTGGTTCGGGCATGCTTTCGGAAATAGGAACGCATTCCTGGGCTGGTCAATGGGCGAATTGACTCTCGTGTTCTTTTTTTGTTCACTGTTGTGCAGAGAGGGCGACAGGAGAAAGAGCCATGTTCAAAATCGTCGTCCCTGGCGCTTCACCGGAGGAATTGCGGCGCGGGTTGGATGCTGCTGCTGGTGTTTTTACTGCTGCCGGCATTGATCCCATTCGCGCGGCCGAAGGCGCCTTCGCTCGTGAAGGCTGGGATGCGGGCGGCTTCCAGGAGGATATCTCCACCGAAGACATGGAAGCCGCTGCCGTATGGGACAAAGCCGATTTAGCCGCGGTAGAGGCCGTCTGCGCCAAGTGGGGTCCCGATCGGAAACGGCCGGACAGCGCTTATCTGGAGATCGTCGACGACCCATTCCAGCTCCTCGACCGGGACACCGCGCTGCGACTGCTCAGGGAGCGTGTCAAGGCGCATGACGGTAGCGACTTCGACAGTCGATCCTTTATCCTTGCACAGGTAATAGGCGAAGGTATCGCCGATCCATTCCTCCAGCGCGACTTGGTTGGGGCCGTGACCGTCGCCTATACCGCTTTGGCCACGGCCGGTCTTTCCGACGAACCGATCGAGCCGAAGCGTCAGGCTGTCCTGGACGCCATAGCGGCGCTTGAGAAGGCTACCGAGCCGCCGCTGGCGGCCTGATCGCATGTCCGAGGAACCGCCAGCACGCGACTTGCCCAGCCTCACACCGGCCGGCGTCGTCAACCACTGGTGCGATCATCCGGGTTGCTCGAAATGGGGCTGCTTTGGCTATGCGCGTGTCAGGTCGGCGCCGGTCGCCTGGTACTGCTTCGAACACCGGGAGGAAGGCGAAAGACTGCTGGGCCGTCACGACTGAGCGACGATCAATCGTGAAAAGAAATAGCAGCAGGCCATCTCCGAGCGTCATCAACCGCGATTGGCCTTACCAGGTCGCCCTCCCGGACGATCTTTGCGTCATGCGGAACCATGCACTGATCGATCGCTACTGCGCGGAGCGCGGCTTCGATCACATCAAGCACCACGTGACTGCTATCTGGCCTAACCAGCGTAAGCATGAATTCTGGCGGTTACATTGCTTCCAGAAGAAGGAACAAGCGCTCGCCTTCCAGACGCACTTCGGAGGCTACCTCTTCGATCCGAAGAAGGACCGCGAGGGTGGTAAAGTCCGGGGCGTGTGGTTGCGTGAAGGCGAGTATCAGAGAATGCTAGAAAGCGGCCCGCTTTCGGTGCCTGAGGTGCTGCGGAGGTGAGCGATATGGACGACGACAATTTCGACCCATGGGGACCGGGCAAGCGCGGGATGCTCGTCGGCACGCTGATCTTTGGACCGCTTGTGCTGATCATCTGGTGGTTCTTCGGGTGACGGTGGCCGCTCGGACGAAGACGAGCCCCAGAGTCCCCGCGCTTGACGCAAAATCGGCCCGAGGGCATACTTCAATCTTCGCGCGATGGGTCACCTCAACCAGCGCCAGCGCCATAGTCAGCCTACCGGCACCGACACAGGCCAGTGTGCCGAACGAGGCCGCGAAGAGACGATCCCCAATCAACCAGCCGGCCCCCGCACCGGCTGGTTTTTTGTGCTCATGCCTATGTCGAATCTTATAGCGTTCCCGCAAAAAGGGAGTACGCTTTTGGCGATCGCTGCTCCATCGGCATGGAGGCGATTGAAGAGATCATCACGCTTTCGTCCGACTAGGGAGGAAAACGCGTCATGCGCTCAATCGGCATTGCATACCCTGAAGAACTCGCCCTCATGACCGAGGCGTTGACTGCGTATTGCAGCGCCCACGGCATTGAACAGGGCACCCCCGATTATGACGAAGCGGGGCAACGGGTGCTTGCCCTGTTCAACATGGGATGGAGGTCTAAGGCTGAGCTCGTCATGATGTTTGGCCTACACCACGCCTCTCACGGAATGCGACCGGTCCATCTGAGCCCCCGCACCGACAGTCCGGTCGTGTAGAGCCCGCCACTCGGTCCCCTCTGAGTGGCGGGCTCGCTCTGCGGAAGGAACCTCACCGGCCTTTGCTCATTTCCCGATCTGGCGGCTACCGGAGCATGAGCCAATGGCAGACGACCCCAGCACACTCGCCGCGATAAAACGCCTCGTGGAACAAACCGGCGTCAGTGAAGCCCAGGCGCGCACCCTGATTATTATGATCGGCATCGCGAACTGGTCTTCGCTGCTGAGAGAAGCAAGAATCGTGAAGTCGCGCGGCTGGTGATTCAGCATCGCGGGAACGTTACTCGCTATCCCGTGTCGATCACGGTACATCTATCAGGTCGCCCCCACCGAATATGGCATGGGGACGTTTGAAAGAGATTATCACGCTTTCGCCCAACACAGGGAAGGAAGCGAACATGCTTTCAAATAGCGTCGCATATCCAGAAGAATTGACAGTCATGACCCAGGCGCTCGACGACTATTGCCGAGCTAAGGGCATTGCGTCTGGAACGCCGGAGTTTGAGGCGGCGGGACAGGAGGTAGTGGCGCTTTTCGCCATGGGCTGGAGAACGAAGGAAGATTTGACTCTCGTACTTGAGAATCGGCGGCGGAATTAGGTGAAGCGTCGTGAGAATTCATGTTGATGAACATGGCCTGCATGCCGCCACAGCTGCATATTTTACCCCCTCGGGCTCGTCCACCCTCCCGCTTCACCCCGATCTTCATCAGATCACACAAATGATTGCGGCATGCATTCGAGCTTATGTAGGCGCGTTGCCCACGGATGAACTGGTTGATCGAATGAGGGAGCACGCGGATGCAGAGATCGACAACAACCTTCGATACGTCGTGGCGACCGATGATCTACTTTGGCTGGCCGCCGACCGGATAGCGATGCTGGAGGCAGCCCTTACGGCAGCAACGGTTCAGTTCGAGAGGCAAAGCGCCATGTCGGCAGTATGGCAATCGCGAGCGGAGAGCGTGCGTGAATCCCTGCTCGCGAGGCAAACCAGCCCGAGCAGTGACACAAAAGGCGCGACGTGATCGCCCTAGATTGGAGATTTGATTGCAACGCGGATGGGAATTTCGTTTCGACGACAGGGTCTACTACGTCGGGGCTCCGAACCCTGAGGCCGCTCGCTTTTTGGTGTTACAGCACCTCGGAAGCGAGGGGGACGTTAGAGCGAAGGAAATACCGGAGAGCGCCATCAGCTTTCTCGAATTGGGCGATGGAACGCTGATCGAGGCCAAAGTCTTTGACTTCAACGAATTGCTCCGTGGCTTATGACCATTCCCCAGAGCGACGCGCGCAGAGAATATGACGCCAGAGCGGCAATGCGCATGACCTTCACAGCATAGCCGATCACATCGGCGGGGGTGCTTCCTGGCCTTTAGCTCTGGCTGGCATTGTCACGTTCCCTCATTGCCAAGGCCAGAGCTTCGGCGAGAGGTCCAACCTCCTCGATGATTTCGGACAAGGGAATACTCACCTCGTCTGCAGCGCCAATCAGATTGTCAGCGTGGCTTTCCGGCTGAAGATCAGCCAGGTTGGGGTTGCTCAAACTGTTGGCGACGTATTCCTCATAAAACTCGCGTCCGCGCTTCGACATGGAGAAGCCTCTCATGCTTTCCGGCAAGCATATAGGAGAGGAGAGCCGGATGCGACAGCGGCGTCAAGCTGCTGGATTTCAACCTGAGACGCTACCCGCCGGGCTGGTGCCGCTGGCGGGAGGAGCCGCATTTAAGACGGTCACGCAAAAAGATATCTGCCCTTAGGGAACAATCTTCCGTCGTACTTTGTTACTGGCCCGCTTGGCAGAAGGGTGGGCCGTGGGCATCCTTGTTCTGGTTGTAGAAGACGACGCGCTTATCGCGATGGAGCTAGAGGCTGGCCTGCATGATGGGGGATATGACACCCATACGGAGGCCAGCGGCGAAGCTGCTATCGCGAAGCTGGAATCCGAGCTAGAAATTCGGGCGCTAATCACCGACATCAATTTGCAAATGGAAACCAGTGGCTGGGAGGTGGCCAGACGCGCGCGCGAACTGTTCCCCGATTTGCCGGTGATCTACGTCACTAGCGTAGCGGCGTCGGAATGGACCTCCCAGGGAGTGCCCAAAAGCCTATTGATATCCAAACCGTTCGCGCCGGCTCAGATTACGACGGCGATTTCGCAGCTTTTGAACGAAGGCAGCGCTCCAGCACCAACTCTAACTTAGGACCACTCCTCTGATTAGGAACAGCGCCCATCGGGGAATGCTCGCCGCGAACTGACCATTGGTTACTCAAGAACAGAGAGCCGCCGCTGACGCGGGGGCACCAGCGGCGGCCCAACGGATACTTTGCAAGGAGGGATTGGCCCCGCGCCCTTTCTCCGTCATCTATTCCCTACACCTAATATAATCTCTAGTCTATGACCCTCTCGGCGTTAACGTTGACGCGCAAACGAAAAGCCCGCCGCGGCTTTCGCCGCGCGGAAAGGTTGCCGTCTTTCGGGCGGGACCCGAGAATTTTATGTCCTTGTTTAGCTGATGCTGATATAGTGGAGTGACAGGGACCCAGACGATCATGGGTGGCGTTGCCGTCGATAGCAAAAAGGCGAAGGAAACGACGCTTCGAATCTTGACCCACCCCGCCGTTGGCGGGCTCCGCTTCACATTGCTGGGGCAACAAGTCTCGCCGGCGCTATACGCATCGGTCGCCAAGGCCATCATATCCGGCAGAATTGCCGTCATCCATGAGCCGCAGCTCAACGACATCTTTGCCGGCGGCTTGTATGCGCCGGAAGCTGACGCGCTGATGCTCCCATTTTCGGAAATTGCCGGCTCGTGGGCATTTCAGCGCCTGCAAGAAGCGACGATTATCCACGAGTGCACCCACGCAGGGTTCGACATATCTCGAACCGCGATGTTTGATTGGTATAACGAGGTGCTGGCATACGTTGCCGGTTATCTTTTTGTTGTTCTAAGTTTAGCGCGGCAAAACATTGGTCCCGACAAATTCGTGCTTGGGCACAGTGGGTTAGCTGAGAATGCCGCCCTCCAGGCTGGGCTTGCGATCGCCAGATCGATCTACAAAGGTCACGAAATAGTGGCGGAAGACTACATCAACTTTGACAAGGCTCTGAGCATCCATCCGCTTTACAATAAAAAGGGTACCTTGATGAGCGAGGTGAATGGTCTCGCCAGATCCTTGGCGGAAAAACGGGCCGTTCGGAAGGAACGTCAAAAGAAGATTGACCTAATACGCAAGGCCGCCGAAGAGATGCGCATCGCGCCTTAGGGCATCGCCGCCAGCATGGGGGCGCACCGGCGGCGGTCCAGCAAGTTACTTCATGACGTGCAAAAAAGGCCCGCCACGGCGAACCGGGCGTGCGTGCGAGTCACTGGCTGTGGATTGCCGGCGTGATATGGCTAGGGCGCCCTCGCTACAAAGGAGATCGCTCATGGCTGAATTTCTGTATACCCGAGATGGTTGGAACGTAGACCCGGACCTTCACGTCAAGAAGGCATTCGAAGCAATCCGGCGCGCCGAGTACGCCAGTCTGGAAGATGCGCACAAGGACATCATCACGGCACTCAGCTATCTTGCTTACCTGCTCGATGCAGTCGAAACCAAGGTCTCGAAAAGGAAGAATCCAAGAGGATACTGACAGGTATAGCTACCGCGCCAGAATCAAAAACGAAAGCCCGCCTCTCTGCGAACCGGGCGGGCCAAGGTTTTGGGACGGCCTAGGCAAGTGGGTTACTTGGCCTGGGCCTGCACGACAAGCTCTGCAAGCATAAAGTACCTCGCCAGGCGATCCCCTATGACCGCGAAGGCATTTGGCAGCTCGGCGAGCTTCGCGTCACGGATCAGGGTGCCAATGAAGCGAGTCTCTGATGAGAAGGCTCGGTAGACATCCCTCAGAGTTTTCGCCTCTTGGTCCGTTGCCGCGGATAACCTGGAAACAACAACATCGGATAGAGGACTTTCTGGAACTAGTTCGACGAGCTTGTCCATCTGGTCCGCAGCTGCCAAAAACGCAGCACTCGCAGCCTCAAATGCATCCGCCCCGTTGCTCTCCTGCAACTCCCTTTGCCGAAGACCTTCAACAATGTTCCCAATCGCCTTGAGTGCAGAGGCACTGGCTTCACGTGATGCTTTCTCAACCTCGGCTGATCCGTAAATGTTTCCGAACTCTCCCCCGGTTGCACTCCCGCAGACCAGAACAGCGGCCGCGAGAACGGCCGCGCGAAATCTACCTCCCACACCACTCCTCCCTCATCTCCACATAGGCTTTACCGATCCGATCAGAACTTAGGAATTGCTGCCAAAGATCTGCCACCGGCTTGAGCTGAACGAACTGGCAAAAATCCGCCTTGAAGCTTTCTCCGAACGATTCGGAAACGCCCCCGACAGCTATCTGGCGATAAACCGAAAGGTAGAAGTTGAACATCCTCCAAACGTCAGCTTCCGCCTTTCCTCTGTCGGCCGGGGCAAGGTTGCCTGCAAGCAGGCTCGGGACCGAACCTTTGGTTTGGATGTCGTCATTCAGGTCGCGAGCGTCGCGTTGTATTTCATAAGTGTTTGACGCCCTGAGTGTCGCGGCCGTGTCCCGAAGCTGATATATCGTAGCCCCAAAGCCGAAGATCCCAACGAAGAGCCCGGCGATGGCCGCGAAAGCATTTATTGCGTCACTGTTTCGCGCTAGCCAAGTCAAGCTATCCTCCTTGCTCTTAGGATGCTGGACGCCCACGGTTCAATGCGACAGATGCGAATGCTGGGCGCGCCTATACTTGTATTGGCGAATAGAGATGTCAATTGGCCGAGCGAGAAGCGTGAGGCCCCATGCGTCGCTCACCTTGTACGGCAACTTGTACCAACGGCCCTATTTCAAAGCTTGCGTCCTTGCAGAGAATGTAGCCTCCTTACAAATCGGCCGCATCATCCCTCTTGAACCGCCTGACGATGAACTCGAACACGATGTCGCTGATCCACATGGCGCACGTGCCGAGGAGAAAGGCGGCTGCGAGGGTCGCCTGAGCGTCCTCCCCCGGCAGAGGCCAGCCGGTCGCCTTGACATAGTGGACGACCGGGAGCGTCAAGTAGGCCGCCGCCAGCGCCCCGCAGACCGGAGACAAAACAACCTCCCTCACTTTCAGCCGGCGACGGGACAGGGCGCGTAGGACGCCCCCCGCCGCGCCGGCGTAGAGCACGGCCGGCTCGATGCCGATGGAGCGGAGAAGATCGTGGAGCATCTTACTTCTTCACCGGAGGCTGTTCCTTCCACATGCCGGCGAGGCCGTCACGCAGGTAGTTGATCAGCGTCTTCAGGCCGGCCGCACCAGTCGTGATGGTGACGATCCACGGCAACCAGGACGGCGGGACGATGGTCGACGTGGAACAGTCCAGCGAGCCGTTCGGGAGCTGCGTGCAGCCGGCGTAGACCAGCACCACGGCGATGAGCCCGAGGCCCCAGATGACGATGTTCAGGACGTTGTGGATGGCGTTGCTATTCATGATGTCCTCCTTTCGGGGCGGTGCTGAACTCCATTCAAGACCACCCTCCAGGCCAAGGCCTAAGAGGGCATCGAGACCGTGTTCGCCGGTTTGGTAGTCGCCCATTGTCCGCTGGTCCGAACTGGTCTGCATGAAGGAGACGCGCGGCGAGAGTGCCGTCCATGTCTTCGGACCAACGATGCCGTCGACGGTGAGACCATGTTTCTCTTGGAAATCGCGGACGGCCGCCTTCGTCTTCGGACCGTCGATGCCATCCACCTTCAGGCCGTAGCCGAAGGCGTTGAGTGCCGACTGGATGTCCTTCACCGAGAGCGCGGCTTTTGCCGGCGCCGTCTTGGCGTACTTCGCGTAGGCCGTGGCGATCTTCTTGTCGTACCCCTTCTGCGCGGGGCCGTTGTAGCCCCGCGCGAAGGCGGTCCAGTCGTGCGCCTTCAGCGACGGGATGAGCCCGGCCTTCTCGACAAACCGGGCCATGAGCCGGACCTGGCCGGCCACGCCCGAGCGAGCCTCGGCGACGAGCGATTCCACGTCCGCATAGCCGAGCCATGCCCAATGCGCTCCCATGACCTGGCCGATGCCATAGGACGCGCTTTCGTAGGCCGCCTTGCGGTTGATCTTTGCCGCCGCCTCCAGCATGTGCCAGCGGCGCGCCTGGTCCGTTGGATTGGCAATGGCGCCAGCGATCGGGGAAGACAGGCCGGCGTCGCGTGCATCCTCCCGGTCGGTGCCTGACAGGCGCCGGTCGAAGTAGTGGCCTTCCCAGCGGATCAGCGGTTCGGGCTTGCCATTCACCGTGGCGAAGGCGCGTCCGCCGCTTTCGACCTCGGCGACGGCAAGCAAGGCGGCAGGCTCGATTTCATAGGTGCGAGCGATCTCATCGATCGCCAGGCGAGTGGCGTCGTCAAACATAGGTTCTCCTTCCGCCGTGAGGCAGAGCGTTCGGTTCAGGGCTTTGGGGAGGTGAGCCGAGCCGGCTCAGGCGTAGGTCAGAACTTCCGAGGGGGCAGTCATGATAGCTGCTATTGCAGCGTTATTATCGTCGGTCGAAGACGTGGCGACCGGCGCGTTGGTAAAGTCAGCCGCCAGGACCGCGCCGGCCGGGATTGAGGGCCAGTACCAGTACGGCTTGCCCACTCCGGGCACAGTCTTCACGAACTGGCCTACATTCGCATTGTTGGCCGTCGTCAGCACCTTCACCACGTCTTCGCCGTTCAGTCGCACTTCACAAACAAGCTTGCCCATTTTTGGAACCTCCATGGGTTAGGCAACTCGCCAGATTTCAACGTTAAAACTGTCGGGATCGATTGGCGCACCTTCCGCGTCCACACCGGACACGATCAGGTAATCGAGCCCCTTTTCCTCAACCCGCATGCGCGTTCCGATCGCTGAGACCTTCGGGAAATAGGCCGTGTCGGGCTGCGCGACGGCGAAGAAGAGCATGAACATGCTGCCGCCGATTCCCACGCCCGCCGAGATACCCGCGCCCGCTTCGATCCCGGCTATATCTCCGTTCACCACGGCGACATTGAAAGCGGCCACTACGCACGCTGGCTTCGGTATTGCCGCCGCTTCTGCCACTGCCGCAATTGCGGCCTTCATGTCCGCCGTCACCAACTGAGATAGATCGATGTTCATCCGCCTTCCCCTGGGATTGGCAAAAGGGGGCCGTCTGGCGGGTCGATGAGATCGGCAGGGAACGCGACCGCCTCTGACGGGTCAGGTCCATGAGGGAGAATGAGCGGTACGATGAGATCGCCCCCGTTGCGTTCAACGTCACCGGCGATCCATTCGCAGTCGATCGCATCGCGCGGCAGCGTTGCCCCGTCCGGAATCACGGAGAAATCAAACGCCTCGCCGTTAATCGTCAAAACATCGCCGGTCTTGCTGACGACCAGGGAACCCTCTCTGCGCTGCGGTGAAAGCCGGATGCGCATCAGAACCACCTTCCGACTGCCACTAACAAGTAGAGGCTGGATGAGATGCTTCCCGTGTGACTATTCCACAAATGCACTCTGACGCTGGAGACTGTTGGCGCAGCCGGAAGCCCGACGCTTATCCTGGCCGCAATCCCGGTTGTCCCGGCCGTTGTAACGCCCCCACTGCCTGTCAGGGTCGGCGCAGATAAGAACGCGGCGGGGAAATTCCAGGTTATTTCGACGCCCGCTCCAGTGGTAATACCCGGTCCACTGGTATTTAGGGTCCAGCAGATTTGCGTCCCATCCGCGAACCGGACGTACTCACCGTTAGCGTTCGAACCGCGCTCGATAATGCCAGCTTCGGTCGGATTGAGCAGCTTTTCCGGGTCAACCAGGCTGGCCCTCGTGACCAGATAGACCATGGCTCAGAATGCCTTGATGATCGTGTTGACGATCGCGGTAGGCTGGACGTTCGGGTGGGCGGCGTCGGAACCAGCCGAACCGGAGGCGCCGGATATGGTGTGGGCATGGTTGCCCGTTGTATCCGTCGAGCCGGTTACGCTGTGGGCATGATCACCGTTAGCCGCGGCTGTACCGGTGACTGACAGCGCCGACGTTCCAGCATAGGGTTGCCCGGTGCCCTGTAGGAGATTTCCCACACCGGGGCGGATCAACACATCACCGCCACCACTCGGTGATGCCGAGCCCGACACAACGTGCGAGTGTGCGCCAGCCACGCCAGTGGAGCCGGATACGCCGTGGGAGTGTGCTCCGGCCACCCCCGTAGCCAAACTTCCCGCGCCGTGGGTGTGCGAAGGCATCTGAGCGGCTGTCAGGGTATGGCTTTCAGAACCGCCTACTGCCGCCAGGTTGTCGCCATTGAGCGGGGAGGTGAGCCGGTTGGCGCTCGTGCCCCCCATGTTGTCCTTGCCGGCGCGGACACGCCCACGGAAGTCCGGCAGGTTGAAGGTGGTGGAACCGTCACCCGCACCCCACGTCGTGCCGATCGCGGTGAACAGCGTTGCGTAGGTCACCCTGGATACGGCCTGACCGTAGCAAAGCAGCCAGCCCGTGGGAGCGTTCACGCCGGCAAAGTCGATGATGGCACCGACCGGCATGCTCTTGTCGACCTGGGCTTTGGTCGCGGCGTCCTGGGGGTTCGCACCATCCGCCAGATTGGTGGCTTTGAAGGTGCCCATGTTGAGTTCGGCCAGCATCCCACCCGAGCCGTTGCGGGCGACCGAGCCGGTCAACATGGCGGCGATATCCTCCAGCACCGGGTTGTGCTGGCTGACCTCAAGATCGTCGCCGTCCTCGACAAAGTAGGACGCGACAAGCGATGCGTTTCCGGACGCGTCTCTCGGCATCGGGGTACCTCGGATTTTTTCAAGGAAAGGGCGCGTTAAGGCGCGGCTATCGACTCACGCGCCGCGTGGCGGCATGCTCTCCCGACCAAGGGAGGGGCGAAGACGATGGGCTTGGCCATCTAAAAGGTGACGAATGACCCTGACCTACTGGATCACCTTCGAACCGGACGACAACGACACCCTGTTGGTTCGGTGCCCTCAATTACCGGTGGTTGTCACTTACGGCGCGACCGAAGAGGCCGCGATGAGGAACGCTGTGGACGCGATTGAAATCGCACTCGCCTTCATGCTCGCGACAGGGGACGAAATTCCCCTTCCTGACGACCAACGTCACGGCAGGGGCGCCTTCGTTACCGTCACAGCACCGAAAGGGTATCGCGGACCTAGCTAAGAGACCGGGTTTCGCTTATTCTGCGCGGCCATGTTGCACCGGGCCGCCCTCGTCGTACTTTACACCCTCGCCGTGGTGGCATTCATTTCCATCATGCTGGGATTCAATCTTGGACTGCGCACTCTTGGCGAGTGGGGCGGCCCGGATTTTCAAAGCGGCATGGCAGTCGGTGCGTTGATAATGGGAGCGATCTTCGCTTTCGTTTACTTGGTCGACCGCTACACGTCAGAGCGACGGGATTCGTAGTCGCGGCATTTGCACGTTCTGGCTTTGCGTCATGCCCGGTCCGGCGAGCATCGCTCGCACGACCGCCAATTGCTGCGGTGTCAACTTCTGACCGCCGTATCGCTCCATCTGCCGAATAACATCCTCGCCACCGGTCAGGGCTCGTCCGAGTTCTTCGATCGTGGACGCGTTCCTGGCGTTGCGGAGCGCCTTCACCATGGCGTCGGTGCCTTTGATGCCGGCCGCCAGAGCAATGCCAGGTAGGGTTCCACCGGTTGCCGCGCCCATAGCTGCCACGTCCGCCACGTTCATGCGCCCCGTTTCGGTCGGGACGAGCGCTTCCTGGTGAGCGCGCCGGGGCTGCGTCTCTGAATTCAGCAAGGCCTTGTGGTAGCCCTCCGCATACCGCTTCTCGCGATCGAGGAGCTTCAGGACGCGATCGGCCCTCTCCTGACCATAGAGTGACACGAGACGATCGCGGTTCCAGTCACCTTCTCCCTTGACGATATCCCGAAGCCCGATCCGGTCGTTGATCCTCGTACCAAGGATGCGCTCAATTTCGGCGCGCGTTCCCTGGCGAAGACGCAGGGGGACCGCCGAAGGCCCGATCAGTTGCCCCTCGGGGACCGGCCCGCCTGTCGTCACGCCGTGTTCGTTGGGAGCACCGAATACGTCACGCTCAACCTCGGCCGGCCTCGGTGCCGTCTTCCCGCTGTCAAGAAACTGCTGGCCTCGCGCAAGTGCTTCGCGCTGGCGTGCAAGCTCCTGGAATTGGGCATCGACGTTCTTCAGGCCAGGTGTGGCGCGCGCCAAGGTGTCGTCCACCATCTGGCGCGCTTCCGTCAGTATCTGGCCGGCCCTCGGATGAGTGTTGGTCGTGGTCAGATCGTCGATCGCCTGGCGCACGTTGAACAGCGTGCGTGCGTCCCGATCAAGTTCCTGCGTGCCCGTGCGGTTGAGCATGGCGCGAACTTGCCGAGCGGCCTGCTGAGCTGGCCCGCGCAGATCGTTCGCATAGCCGTCCAGACGACGCGCCAGGTAAGACGTGTCGACATTGTAGGGACGGGTGAAGACGCGCCCATATTCCGGGCCAAGCGTCTGCTGGTTTGCCCGAATAGCTTCGTCAATCTGGCTGGGCACGGGAGCCGGTCCAAGTGCGTCGTCGACCTCGGACCGAATACGCGTATTGGCGCCCGCTTCGCGCCGCAGAATGGCATCCCTGACGGCTTCCTGCCCTCTGCCGGGCATGGACGCAACCGCGCCGGCCTGGCGCTGGAGGTTCGGGCCAAGATCCATGACCATGGTAGGGCCAGGGCCGAGCCGATCCATCTCGCTTCGCAATAGCGCGGGCGTCAGTCGATCCGCTTCCGCCGCGTCCGTAAGGAACTTCAGGGCTTCCCCGGAAAGTCGTTCACCGGTCTCGCTGCTGAACAAGTTGGAAAGCAGGTTCCGGCCGCCGCGAATGCCAGCGCCGATAAGCTGGCCGGCGCCGGGTCCGAGAAAGCCGGTTGCTGCACCTAAGCCCGCACCCCAAAGTGTTGCCTTGGGATCGCCCCCGGAACGCACTGCCGAATCTGCGCCACCGATCCCGGCGCTGCTAGTCATGCTGAGCAGCGAACGCATCATCAGGGGTGCATTGCCCGCGCCCATAAGCTCGGGGGCCATCAGCATCATGGGAACCGTGCCGGCGACCGCGCCCGCGATCTCCGAACCCTTGCTCAGTTTGGGATTGGCTTCCTGTGCCGATTTCGAAATCCGGCTGACCTCGCCGAGCACCTTGTCATAGTCCTCGCCAGAAATCGTAGACCCGATGGCCGCCGCGGCGTTGTCGATACCCTTGCGCATCAACGGGCCAGCGATCGGCACGCCTTCCGTGAAGCTGGTGGTTGCGGCGATCGTCGGATCGTCCGACTTGAAGCGGTCGACCGTTCCGGTCTTCGGGTCGTAGCCTTTCGGCAGCGTCGACGGATCGCGGCCAGGTTCTTGCCCGAACTCGTAGTGCTGAGCCTTCGTGCGGTCGCCTGTGAAATTCCGCACGTCATCCAGCGACACGCCTTCCGAGGCAATGTAGCCATCAACGTCGACGGCCGGCGCGCCCTGCGCCACCATCTTGGCGACGTTGCGCTTGATACGGGCAAGATCAGCCATCAGGGCCGTTCCAGATTGTAGCGGCTATACGGATCGGCAGCCGCCGGCGGCGTCGGCAACTGCCACTCCTTGAATTCCCCAAATCCGGGAATAACGTCGGCCTCGTTGAAGTTGCCACGCTGAACGATGCCGCGATACATCTCGGCGTCCTGATCGAACACGCTCTTGTAGGCCGTGATCCGGCTGAAGGCTTCTTTCATGAGGGCGACGCGACCTTCCGGTGTCAGCTTGCCGCGTCCCTCGATGCCGGCGATGAGACCGTTGAGATAATCGGCCATACCCTGTGTGTCGTTGGCCATGTGGATTTCGCCCTCGCGCACCACGGAAGTCGGGTCCATGATCTTGCCCAGGCCGTAAACGAGATTGAGGTCCGACGCCTTCGTGTCGCGGCCGGCTGTCTCAAACATCGACTTGTAGATCGGCGTGGCCTGGGCAAGGTTCTTATAGGACGGGAGCTGCTGGATTTCCTTGCGCAAGCCCGAGATATTGTCGAACGTCTGATTGTCGACCTTCCCGGTGTCGGGCGCACTGATCCACTGCCCGGAATTCGGGTCGTAAATCTGGCCCTCTCCGGCATTGACGAGGCTTTGCCGATCACGCTGCTGCAACTTCGCAAGCTGCGCCTGCTTGATCTGCATTTCCAACTGAGCGGCCGGCGACTGCGCTTCCATCTGGTTCTGGAGCATCGCGAAGCCGAGGCGCTTCGTGTACGCGTCGGCGGAAGGATCGGTGATCGCCCGGATGATAGCCGCCATTCGCCCGTCCTGAGCCTGCGGGGCGTCGGGGAACCGGCCGCCGGCAGCAGAGGCCGGCGCTGCCTGAAACGCGCTGGGCTGTAGCGCTGGTGCAGCCGTGGGGCCACCTCCCATAGCTGCAACGTCCTGATCGGCGCCACGCCACATGGCAGACGGCGGAAGACGGCGCGTAGGCGCTGCTGGCGGGGCAACCTGAGGCATTGGCCCCGGTGCGGCAGGAAACGGCCCCGGCCCCAATGCGTCGGGGCTCTCTGCACCGAGGATGGCGCGGACAAGCGGGCTGCTCATGGCCGGGTCTGCGGCGGGCGGTTCCTGCGTGTACGGCATGGCGACGGACGGCTGAGCGGGCGGTACCGCACCGGTGGTCTGAGGATCGGCACCCGGTTGCGTTCCGAAAGCCTGATTGACGCGCGCGTCGGCATAATCGCCCGGCATGCCGACGAACACGTTCGGGAGCCGATCGCTCTTCACCGGCTGGACGGAGTAGTTCGCGGCGTCCTGCGGCGTGGCGTTTGGAATCGGGATCACAGAGTAGTTTGCCGCATCAGCCGGATTGAACGGCAAGGTCTGCATGCCGTTCTCTGCCGTGATGTCGTCCAGTCCCGTCCCCGGCGCAGCATCCATCATCCACGGGCTGGCGTCGGCGCTCGCTACCTGCGTCGGACGACCGCCTTCAAGGTCTTGGACGATCTGGGCAAGCTGCGCATCGGGGATGCTCTTGAAGCCCTCCCATTCGTTGCGCAGCGCGGCGATCTTGCCCGACATGGTATTGGACGACTGGACCCGCTTCCGCGCCAGGTGCATGGCAATGGCGTCCTGCGTGCCCTGGTTGAACGGTGTCGACGGATCGATGCCCATTTCATTCACGGCATTGCGCAGCGTCGTGCCCACGATCTGGTGACGGCCAACGGGCGTGGCGACGCGGCCGATGCTCTTCTTGACGAACTGCGCATACGGCCCGCTCGGATCGGTGAAAGCCATCACGTCGCCGACCGTCATCTGCGAGACGTTGGTCCCGGCAAAAGGACCGTTCTTGTTGGCGAACGAGAACAGCGTGTCGTAATCGCCACCGCCTTCGCTTTTGTCGAGCGCGGCCGTGAGGGAGGCCGGCAGAACGCCGCTCGGCGAACCGACGCCGGCAATGCTCTGAGGCGGTTGGTCAGACGGCGTTAGGCCCCCACCTGCCACGGGCGGAGAACCGCCACTGGCCGGCGCTCCGAAGCCGCCGAGCAGGTTGGACAGCATCGACGAGTTCGCCGCGCTGTTCGCGCCCTCGGCTTTGTCAGCCTGGTAGTTGCGATAAGCGCCGGCCGCCGCCGTGGCGACACGGGCAAGGCCCTGCAACGGCGAAGCGATCGGCGAGAAGTCGACACCCTGCCGCATGAGCGCTTCGGCGATCTCGCGATCGCGCGCGATTTCCTCGGGCGTCTTGGCCTCGCCATTCGGCCCCCACAAGAACGGCGTGGTGGTATCCGACAAGGCCATCAGAGCAGCCCTCCAGTGCCCGTGGGTGCGTTCGCAAACGGGTTCCTCAGCAGTCCGAATATCCCGCTGCCCGGCGCTGCCGGAAACGCCTGGTTATTCGGCGTGCGGCTCCTGCGGTAAGCGTCGGCGGCGGCCTGTCCAACCTGAGCAATCCCCTGCATGGGGCTCGCCATCGGCGCATTGGACAACGAATAGTTGCCCTGCACCGGCGGCGTGGCCGTGGGCGCCGGCTTCAAGGTCTGTGTCGGATTGCGCATCAGGATTTGCGCCAACATCGACTGCATCTCAGGCGAGGACATATCCATCAGTTCACCTTGGAATAGTCGACCATCTTGATACCGCTCGGGTGCTCGGCGACCGCCCCGGGGATTTTGCCCTCAACGTCCTGGGCCATCACGCCGAGCTGATACGGGCCGCCCCAAACGTAGCGGTAGCTGTAGATCGGTATGCCGCTGAAGGTCGTGCCGACGCGCACCTTGTCCGTCTTCACGCGTTCATCGGAGGCCGAGAACATCGAGAACGGTGCGGCCAGGAGCCCGAACAGGCCGCCCATGGCCGCCTGAGACTGCTGCAACTCGGCCTGGTACTGCTGGTTCACCAGTCCGGTGTAATCGACGCCGGCAACCCCGGTCTGAGGCGTGGAGGTGAATTGCGGGCTCTGCGCCGTGCCGAGGCCCATCAGATAGCCGATCTCGCTCAAGGGCTGCATGCGCTCGGCATAGGCCTCGTTGAGGTACTGAGATCGGGCGTTGTTGTTGAACGTTGCGTCGGACAATGCCGCGTCGTTCTCGGCCCCGAACTGCTTCAGCGCGGCGTCGTTGCCGAACATGGCGGATGACAGTGCCGCGTTGTTGCCGAAGGTGGCGCGGTCGAGCAGCGACTTGTTGGTGAAGTCCGCAGCGTCGCGCGACATGCCGACCATGCGGGCCTGTTCGTCGCCGCCGGCCAGGATTGCGGCAAGGCGGGCATCGTTGACGCCCTGCTGGTTGCGGTTCCATTCGGCATCCCAAGCCGCCGTGCCGGGACGAATGCCGGAATTGATGAGCTGCGTCCGGAGCGCGTCCTGGTCCTGCTGCTGCCCCGGCGCCATGCGCTGCAAAAGCGCGTCTGTGTACATCGCCCGGTCTTTGGAGAAGTCGTTCGCACCGGCATAGGAGGTCTTGTAGCCCGAACCCAGCGAAGACGACCAATTCGGGCCGAGGCTGGTCTTGTAGTCGCTGCCCAGCGAGGTTTTCAGGCCGCTCGATGTCTTGAGCGCTGGCGCGCCGCTCGTGTCCACCGGCTTCCCAAGATAGTCGACGAGGAAACCGGACTGCTGGTTCGCGATCGTTCCGAGATTGAGCGAGGCGGCGTCGGTCTGGTCCTTGATCGCCTGCTGCTGGGGCGAAAGCGTCGTGGTGGCCGTGAACTGCGGAAGCTCGACCCAATTGCCCTGCGAATCCGTATAGCCGTTGGTGCCTGTCTGCGCATAGGTGAGCGACCCGTCAGGCGTCACCTGATTGGTCATGTTGAGCAATTGCTGGCTGGTGGCCGTGTCGGTGTTCATCCCGGCCTGAGCTTGGGCCGTTTCTACCGGATCGGGCGGTTCTGGAGTGCTGATCAATTTGCAGTCCCTTCCGTCAGAAAGGCCATTCAGATTTCAAAATGCCGGCAAGGAAGCCGTCACGGCCGGGGCCGAAGTGATTGCGCATCAGGCCTTCAAGTTGACCGCCAAGACGCTCCACAAGCCGGATCACCTTCGGCTGTTCGGTCACGATCGTCATGCGCTCGCATTTGAGGCGGCTGAACACGTAGTCCCCGAGATCGGCCATGCCGCCGCGCGGCCATGCTGAGCCGGCAACCGTCACGTGCACGTCGCAGCCCGTGTAGTGGTTGAAGACGACGCCGGTGACGATCTCGCCGTCCCTCTCCACCCCCACGCAGGAATAGGGCGGGACAATCGGCCGGCCGCACGTCACTTCGACAAACCGGATGACCCGTTCGTCTGAAACGATCGCGATCACGGCCCGATATCACCGATGGTGTAAGTCAGCTCGAGGCTGATGATCTCGGCATCGAGCGGAACCGGCGATCCGCTTGTCACCTGCATCGACATGGAGCAGGCGTAGCCAATCCCACCGATCGACTGCCAGTCCTGGTCAACGATCTGCTTGCGGGTATCGCCCCATTTCGCGGCGCCCGCACTCGGTCCCCACTTTCCGATGCCCCACTGACTGCCGCCGCTTATGATCGACGCGCTCGGCGGGGGCGGCAGGTCCATGTTGAAATCGGTGTGGAACTCCAGGGTGATGTCCAGTTCCGAATTGCCCCTCAGCCGAGCGCGGCCGAGCTCGGCGACCTTCTCGGCAACCGGCGCGCCGAAATCGTCGAAGAGAGGGAGATAGACGCTGGTGTAGGGTATCCGGTCATCGAGCCCGGATTCGTTGCCGGCGTACACCTTGCCGTTGGTCGATCCGAGGAACAGCCGGCCGTTGAAGATATGCATGCACAGCGCCCGCCAATTAGTGAAGCGAGCCCATGCGCCAGTCCTGGCATTGGCGACGAACACCACCGGCGTCTTGCTGCCCGAATTCGTCGGCGGCGACACAAGCATCATCTGGCTTTCGGGCCAGAGCACCATGGACCACCCCGTTTCGCCGCGTTGGTCGACGGCCTCATTCCACGCGTCTTCGATCGGGTAGGAAATAGCGGCCGGAGAGAGCGCCGCCGCGTCACGCTGGATGGCCTGGGACAGCGGAACCGCTCCGATCGTGCTGCCGATGATCAAGTCCCCGCCAGCACGCAGGAACGCCTTGGCCCCCAGCGGTTTGCCTATCTTGTAGACGCCGACCTTACCCCACTGGTTTGCCTGAGCTGGATTGGTGCCCTGATAGATCGCGACTTCGCCTTCCGTCGTGACGATCGCGCATTGCTCCGAAAGGCCGCCGCCCTGTCCGCTTTCGAGCGACCACGACTGCCCTATGAGAAGTGATCCGCCTTCGCCGAATACCCCCCCCAGCGGATAGGCCGTCGCCGTCCCGCCGATGGAATCGATCGGCAGATACCAGAAGGTGAGCGTTTGCTTTTGGATGAAGAGCAATCGGTTCTGATAGGCCCACACGAAAGCCATATCGGCGGTGGTGAGCGACGTTGCGCCGAAAGCGACACCGGGAACGACCGGTATTGCGATGCCGGGGTTCACCGCGCCGTTGACCGTGGCGGAACCGCCGCCGCCGGTGATCGCCTCGTTGTCCTGGAACGTGCCCGCGAGCGTGTTGATGTAGAGGATACCGGTGGACCCGTTGTCGACCACGCGGAACACCTTCGCCGTCGATCCGGACGTGCCCCCGGTGATCGTCGCGCCGGCCGTGAACGGTGCGACCTCGGCGTCATAGTTGAGCGCGAAGACACCGCCCTTCACGTTCGGCCAGAAGTTCGTCCCGTCATAGATGAAGCCGACCGAAGCGCCGTTGACGCCGAGAAGATAGGTGCCGCCCGTGGTGGCGAACTGCACCACGCTCCACTCACCGCCGAGCGCGCCGGTCCAGACCTCCAGGCCCGTCGTCAGCTTGTTGGGATCGGTTATGACCGTGATGTTGTAGATCGTGCTTTCCGTGGCCGCGAACAGCCGCTTTAACGCACCGACATTGTACGAGAACTCGGAAAGGCAATCCTTCGTGCCGTCGCCCAGGACGGCATAGAGTGCCCGGCCGCGCCGCATGTAAGCGGTCGTGGCGCTCGGGAAGAAGTTGTCGAGGATCGCCGCGCCCTGTTGAGAGGCGAGCCCGCCAGGCGCGGAGAGCGCCCTGTTGGCGATCCAGCCCGCTACCGGCGCCCCGAAGCTCTTGGGAATGGCCGAGCGCGGCTTTTGCCGGGTGAGTGGACGCGTGTACACGCTCAGTTCCCCAACGGATACGGGTGGGCAATGCCTACGTCGCCGGGAATGCGCGCCGGCCCGACCTTGATGATCCGGCTACCCTTGTCGCGGCCGGCGTATTCGTTGAAGGCCTTGGTGGAGTTCTCAACGTCACCAGTGGTGTTCATGCGCTTCTGTTCGCGCCAGCGCCAAACCAGCCCGAGCGTCAGCAGGCGTTCCGGCAGCAGGAATTCGTCATCGTCCGCCGTGAAGGCAGGCTTCAGGTCGCCGCCGCCAGTCGCCTGAGCGTAGTTCGTCGAAATGTAGGGGAACGTCGCAGCGGCACCGTTGAACGGAGCCGGCGTGAAATGCATCTGGCCTTCAAGGATGATCCATCCGCCCGGATACGGCTCGAACCCATGGGCGTTGCGATAGACCCACTCGTTCACGTCCAGGATGTTGCAATAGCCCCATGCCCAATTGACTGCATCCTGCACGTCCGACTTCACCAACATGCGATTGTAGTCGGTCGGCAGGTCGAAATCCTTCTTCGTGCCGTCGCCGGAGAGCGTGGCAGTCTTCGTCAGCGCCCGCCAGTCGTGCGAATTGCAGATATCGGTCGCGACCTCGTTGATGAGATCGGCCAACTCCAATTCGAACTTGCTTGTTGCGCCGAAGAAGGCCGTGGGCTTTCGGCCCATCAGCCTCACCGACGCCGACTGGAGGGCGCTGCGAATGGGCATCAGGCGCCGACCAGATCGGAGGCCATCTTGACCAGCGTTTCACGGCTCGGCGTGCCACGCGGTTTCGAGCCGGCCTTGCTGGCAATGAACTCCTTCAGCTCGTCGTCGGTGAATTCCTCGAACTGCGGAGCGGTTTCGATCTCAGCCTCGGCCACGGCCGGTTCGACCGGAGCCTGTTCGGGAGCGCGACCCTGGAACGCCGCGAACTCCTTGCGAAGCTCTTCGATATCGGCGCGGAGCTGGGCATTCTCCGAAGCAAGGCGCGAGGCTACCGCGCTGCCGCTGGCGTTCTCCAGATAGGCGGCGGCCTGGTCTTTCATTTCACGTCCGCCGATGCCGAGCGTCTTCAGGTTCTTGCCATCGAGCGCCGCCAGGGTCTCGGCCGTGAAGACGCCAAGCGCCTTCAGTTCGGATCGCTTGGCCTGGGTGAGGAACGGCAGTTCCTCAAGCGGCGTGCCTTCGGCGACCTGCTGATGCCCCTCCTTGAAGCGGCGATACTGTTCCGGCCAGCGCATGGCATAGGTGTGCGGGATGCCGTCGACGTTCTTCCAGAAGTCGTGCGCGCCGAATGTCGGCATGAAGTTCCGATCGCCGGCAATGCGCACTTCCACCATCTCCACGTCTCGGAAGATAGGCCGGCCCGCCTTCTTGCTTCCGGCTTCGTCCTTGACGGCGGTGGACTTGAAAATCGGGGTGATGAGCGCGTCGTTCTTGGCGCGCTGCTGCGAATGCAAGTTCATCTTCCTGGTTCCTTCGGTCTGAGCGACTGCGAAAAGAAAGGGAGGCCCCGAAGAGCCTCCCCGATGACTGGATTTATGCCGCGAGGCCGTCGTCCACGAACGGACGGTCGATCTCGAATTCGGCGAGGCCGGCAGACGGCGTACCGACCGCCGAAGCGCCCTTCGCCTGCTTCACGCGATCACCAGCAACAACGGCGTCGTCAACGCTGCCGGCAGTGCTCGTCGCATAGACATTGGCATTGTCCAGGAAGCCGGCCAGCGCCTTGCCAACGGCCTTGCCAACGATCTGGTACCAGCCCTTGGTGCCGTTGATCGTAGCGCCCATGGCAACCGCCACAGGGCCGATAGCGTCGGGCGCGAGCAACGCCGTGGTGTTGTCGTCGGCATTGTAGGTCACCCAGGAGCCGAGTGCGGTATTGGCGACGCCCTTCAGGTACACGAAGGTGCCGGCGCCATAGACCGGATCGGTTGCCTGGATTTCCGTGCCGAGCGGCGTCTTGTCGTCGTAGGCGGCGTCAATGATGACGTCGCCGATGGCAGGAAAGCCCTGCCCCACCGAGATAGGACGATAGGTCATGTGCTTTCTCCTTACGCGCTCGGGTTGGAATCGCGGAAACGCCAGGTGAACAGCGGATTGATGAGCGTGAGTTCGCCCATCCAGCCGAGGAACTGTGCAATGGCGTCCTGGTTGATCGGCTTCTGACCGTCGCCCTCGAACAGCTTGTCGAAGTTGCGGTTCGCGTTGTAGCGGAGCCGCAGCGAAGCCGTTTCGAGGCCGTAGGTCGTGTTGGCCGGCATGTTGTTGTTCAGGCCGGAGGCCAGAACGATCTCGGCACGACGCCCGCCGCCGACGTATTCGATCGAGGAGAAGCCGAGCGAAGCCAGGCTACCCTCACGCGCGATACGCTGGATATTCACCGTCGCCGCGTCGTAGGCCCAATAGTGGTCCTCCGACATGATCAACAGGTCAGCGGCCCGCGTGTTGCGGGAACGCTGGCCGATGATACGGGACAGCATCGGACGGATCGTGGTCGAATTGACCTGCGTGCCGATGGTGGGGAAGTCCGAGTTGGCGTCGAACGACGACGTACGCCACAGCGAGTACGTGTTGCGATCGATGCCACCATAAACACCCGCCGTCGACGGCGAGACCGGCACAGCGCCGGCCATGCCGGTGAGCTGCTTGCCGCCGTCGCCGGTGCCGTCCGAATGAATGGCCTCGTCCATGGCATCCACAAGCGAGCCTTCGGCCGCTTCCATGTAGGTTTCGAGGATGTCGTGGATCTGGTTCTCGCCCTCGTTGTTCAGAATCTCCTCCATGGTGAGGGAGATCGGAACGGCCACCATCTTGGGGGTCCAATAGGCGTCGTTGACGAGTTCGAGCGGCGGGTTGGCGAGGAAGTCGTACCCGTTATACCACTGCGCATCGGTCTTATCGATTTGCAGGGTCTGGCGGATACGAGGGCCGCTGTAGGGGCGCCACAGCCCCTTGCGCTTCAGTACGTTGAACAGCGGAACGCTGTCCGACACGAGGTCTTCAATGGCGGCCGAACGCATTTCGAGCGCCGTCGAAAGAACCTGCTGGTAGTGAACGACCGGATTGATCGGCATGTTCGGGGTCCTTGACTAGCGATGCTGAGCAGACGCCTGCTTCAGCGCTTCGCGGATTGACGGGGTCGGGCCTTTCTTCCTCGCCGGGTTTGAGCCGGGACTGGACGGAGCGCCCGTGATGGATTTCTGGCCCGCAGGATTGGGGGCCGCTGGCGCCGGGCTGACCGGCTGCGTGGGGGCGGGTTGAGCGCCCTGCGGAACGAAGCCAAACGCCTTGGCCCGCTCCTGAAACTCTGCGACGGCCTGCTGATAGGCCTGATCGGGCGTCATGCCCGACCTCACCAGTTCACGCACTTCATTGCGCAACTGGTCATAGTGCGGCTTGTCCTTCGTCCAATCGGAAAGGATCGACTGATCCGATGACCGCTGCATCTCGACCACAGCCGGCGAAAGCATCCGAATATGGTTTTCGAGATTGGCGATGTTCTGCCGGAGCGAAGCGATCTCGCTGTTCTGGTTTTGCGCGCGCTGGTCCGGCGTCTGGCCCGTGATGTAATATGCGACGTCCGTCAGGGTTATCGGAGAGCCATCCGGCTTCTTCGCCCCGACATGCTGTAGAACCATATCCAACCCGGCGAGCGGACTGCGTGCAAACGCCTGTTCGACCGCGACGACCCTTTCGAGCGCCTGGCGAAGATCGCGGCCGTTCTGCCGCGCGATCGTGTCGAAGTCCTTGACCCTGGCATATGCCTCGGCGTCGGGCTTGTACTTCTGGATACCCTGTTCCAACTCCCGGACTGCCCGATGAACCTCCGCCCTGACCGGCTCGGGCGCGGTTTCCCAGGCACGCTTTGCGTCGTCGGAGAAGCGCGCCGGCGCCTCGCGGAACTGGCTCTGCTGCTGCGAAGGCTGCTGAACGGGCGGCTGCTGCTGCGCGGCGGGCTGCTGCGCCTGTTCTGCCGGCCTGGCGTATCGTCCGCCGTCGTCGCGCTGCTGGGCAGGCTTGCCGGCCTCGGGCGTCTTGGCCGGCTGCTCCTTGCCCTTGTTGGCCTGCTCCTCCGCCTCCTTCGCCTTCAGCTTCTCTTGCGCCTTCTGAAGCGTCTCGCGAACGGTCTCCTTCGGCTCGGGCTTGGCCGTTTCGGGCTTTTCAGCAACCGGCGTCTGCGGCCCAAGCGGTTCGGGCGTGCGCGGCTGGTTCGCCTCTACCGGCGTACCGTTGGCGACGGTCGCGGCGAGCGATCCAACGGCAGAGGCGAGCGATCCAACGGCGGAGGTTTCGGCAGGCGCAGCGGCGCCGCCGTCTGCAACGGCAACATCAGTCATGTTCAAATCCTTGTCTGAGAAGGTGCGGAGTGGCGGCCTAGCCGTTCTTGACCCGGTTCGAGGCCTTCAGGATCGCCTCGCGAATGCCCTTTCTGTCGGGCTTGCGCTTCGGAGGCTGGCGGAACCGCGCCGGATCGTTGCCGACCTCGATGCAGTTGTTTTCACGTGTGACGCGGCGGAATGCTGCCTTGCTCTCGTAGAGCTTCCCGTCACAAGGATGTTCGGTCGGGTCCATGTGATCCGAAATCACCATCGGGCACGGCAGCGACGAACGCGCCGGCTCATGATGACGGACAGCCCGATATACCTGCCGGCCGTCGATCTCAAACCAGGCGTAGCTCATGTGAACAGCGCCCCTATGGCGTCGAAGATAATTTGGCTCCCCTGGCCGTATTTCACACCGAAACGGTGGTTGGTCTGCCCGCTATTGAAACCAGCAGAATAACCGGCCCCGCCCAGCTTCAACTTATTGATCGTAAAGCGAAACCAATCATTTCCAATATTGACGGAAGTGTCGAAACCGGGGGTCTTGACACGATGTTTCCTGAAGCTGGGACTGATGGATGAAGCTATCTGCGCAAAATACGGTCCACCGCCCACAAAGTCTGACGCAATTGTCTCCGGAAAACCGCTGTCAGCCCTCCAAAAATACAACAAACTGTCCCCATCGAACCCAATAATGTAATTTTTTAAAGCAGACCCATCGTTGAAATTGACGTGATGCTTGATACCCTCATCCAACTGATTGATGGTGTCGCACGTAAGATATACGCTCACCCCCTCCAGGATCGATTGCGGCAGATCGATGTAACCGCCAGTCAGAAGCCCCGCGAATCCCGGCGACGACAGTCCCGCATCGAAGTCCGCCCAATCATCGAAGCCCTGAGCCCACGCCGGACCGACCGGACCAAGGCCGCTGATCACCATTGGCGTACCGCCAGCTTCAACCAGCGTCACAGGGAGGCCATACCCGTTCCCCGCGACGATCGCTGGCGCGCCATTGGCATCCACGGCGACCACCGGCAGGCCGTTCTTGTCGACCACGACGACCGGCGTCATGCCTTGACCGCGTAATGCTCGCTGACGGCGACGTTCAGCGAACGCGGGAAGGGCCGCGGCGAAAGCGCATCTTCAATGCCCGCTTTCATCATCGCTGCAACCCACTCCGGTTTCACTTTGCCGACGCCAGCTCCCATGCCGGGGAATACGATGCTCTCGATATCAAGCTCGATGCTAAGTCGAATAGCTTCCCTCAGCGCCGCGCGCGTCGCCATGCGGATATGATAGGGATCGGGGATCATCATCGGGACCCGCATCGTCGGCGCCGAGATCAGGTGCGGGAAGACCGGATCGTCAGTGCCCACGGACAGCGCTTGGCCGATCAAAAGTTCGCCTCCAAAATCGTTCTTGATCTTCGCCTGTACCTTCTCCTCGACATGCCAACCGAACCGCTCGGAGTAGGCGAGGTCTATCCCGCCATCCATGAACCCGAAGGAATTGGCTGGGCTGACAATCGCATCGGCTGGCTCGCTGAAAATGCTGTCGCACTTCCCGTAAAGCCCTACGGCTGTCCACGCATCAACGACGGCTTGGTTTCGATCGCATAGGATGATCTTCACGGCGTCAAACCCTTCAACGCTGCCTGCCGGTCCGCCAGGGCAGATTTCTGCTCGAATGCTGCGGCGTTTCGCTCTGCCGATCGAGCCGCTTGCTCTTCGCGTATCGCTGCTGTCTGTTCTGCGCTTGCGGCGTTGATCTCGGCCGCCTGCACCTTGGCAGCTGCATCGATCTGGGCGCTTTCACGCTTGATCTGGAGTTCTTCGCGCGCCGCCGTCATCTTGACGGTCAGCAACTCGATTTCCTTTTCGCCCCTCACGCGGTCTTGTTCAGTCTGCGCCGCGATCTGAGCCAGCCTCGCTTGCGTCTCCTGCTGATGCGCTGCCATTTCGGCTTCGGTCTTCTGCGCTTCGCCGGCCAACTTGGCGGCGCTCTCCTTCTCGCGGAGCGCGTATTCCTTTTCGAGCTTTTCGGCCTCAGGGTTAGGCTTGGGCTGCTGCGCCATCTTGGCGAGCTGGTCCACTGCCTCTTCGATCTTGCCTTCAAGCTCACGGCCGGCGCGGTACGGTGCCAGCGCGAACTTCAACACCTCACCCATGACCGGAGCGGCGGCCGGTACCTGCTGGACCAGCGGACCGAATTGCGTGAGCAGCGCGCCGAGCGCCGTGACGAATTCCGTTCGTGACTGCTTCTCGGCCTTCTCGTCCGGTGCGATCGTGGAATCCGTCTCGATATCGAGCACGAAAGGCCTGATCTTCTGATCCCTCAGCAGCGCCATGACCTTTTCGATGGTCGGCGTCTCATTCAGCTTCGCAATCGCGGCCTGTGCCTGCTGGATGATCTGCTGGTTGAGCTGGTGAAGCTGCTGTTCGGCCTGCATTCCGGCTTCCTGAGCGCCCTGCGGGTTCTGCTGCTGCACCTCCTGTAGGGTAGCCTGGACCTTCTGCTCCGCGCCCTGGTACTGTTCCTCGGCCTTCGCGGTGAGCTGTTCGATTTCCTTCTTGATGTCCTTGTCGGACGGGATATCCAACTGGCTCATCTCAAGCAGCGTTTCGGGGGAGAAGTTCTCCGCCATGATCTCGGCGCCGATCTGCACCAGGTCACGCGCGATGCGCACCAGCTCCGATTGCTTGTCGCGCACGCGCACCGATCCGTACTGCGCCTTCAAATCCTGAGCAGCTGCCGTCTCGGTCGGGTCAGTCGAACCCCGCATAATGTCCGACAAGCCCATGATCTGGTAAACGTCGTCGATCACCTGCCGACGCAATTCCACGAGACCCTGAAGCGTCGTGGCGATCATGTCGATCGGAAGCCAGACGATAGCCGATCCGCTCTTGTCGAAGGCCACGAACGCCGACACCGGAACCATGATCTGGCGGTCGTCGGTCAGCTTCATCGCCGTTTCGACGGCATCGCCGATTTCGCCGCCGGCCGGATAGAAGCCCCGCACCTTCAGCGCATCGGTCAGCGCGTGAATGCGGTTGGTAAGCTGATTGATCTCCTCCAACTGGTCCTTGTAGTAGACCATATCCGGCACGGGGATCAGCGACCGGCGTTGCACCGTCGCATAGACGGGCTTCGGGCACGGGAAGAAGCCTTCAAGCTTCAGGTGCGGCTCGCCCTCGTCCAGGATGGTTTTGCAGCCCTCGGCAACCCAGATCACCTTGTCGTCGGTCTTGGACCAGATTTCCCAAACCTTGGCCTTCTTCCGGTTATCGGCCGCGCCGTTGTCGCGATCCTCCTTCTGGACCGAATATTCGGCCTCCTGATAGGCCTTGCCACTTGCCTTGGAGAACCGCTTTCGCATCTCCTTCCGGGACTGATACGAAGCCGCTGCCACCCAGCCGACTTCCATCCAGTGGCGGGACGGCTCATGCAGGAAGTCACGACGGTCCTTGAAGTCGATGCAGACGCGTTCCGTCCCGTAGCCCTTGCCTTTCGCCTCGTACCGTACCCACGGCGAGCCACGCCCAACGATCGTCAGGTCGTCACGCAGCAACAGCATCACCGAATTGATATCGGCGAGGTCGAACGAGACGACGGAGCATCGCTCCAGCAGTTCCGAGGCCTTGGTTACGACCGGCTTGCGATCCTTGAACTTGGCCACCACGACCGGGACCGGCTTGCGGGCATAGATCGACGGCCCGAGAACCTGGATGTTGGCCCAGAAAAGCTGAAACTCGCGGTCGCGCGTGTCAGAGGCGAGCCGGCCGAGATCGGCATAGAGCTTGTCGATGCCGTCAGCTTTCCGATTCCAGTCGGCGAAGGCCTTTTCCGATTCCTCCAGACGATCAAGCCAAGGCTGAGCGCTCTTGGGCTCCAGCGTCGGGTTGTCTTCGTCATCGCCCGGTTCGAGCGCATCATCGGTCATATTCTGATCCTTGATCCACTCGGCGCACGAGGCGGTGGAATGACGTACATGCCAGGCGGTGGCGCCGGGGCTTTCTCTTCGTCATCGACCTTCGGTACCCACGGCCGCGACATGCAGGCGTAACGGGTTTCGTCCGCCGCGTGGTCTTCGCTGTTCGTGTCCAGGTCTTCCGGCCGGTTCTCATCGTGCTGCAATGCGGGGATGGTCCGTATGGAGTGCTCGCATGTGGAGAAGAACAGCAGCATCGCACGGCCGTCCTCGTTTCCTTGTAGGCGACCGCGCATCGCATCCCAGCCGCCCATTGCGCCGCGCTGGGTCACGCGCTTGTTGTCAGCAGGCCGGAACACCGCGCCTTTCTTTGCCATGCGCTCGGCGATCGATGGCCCACCATCCGTGTTGAATGCGGCGGGGTCCAAAACCCCGTAGGCAATCTTGTCCCCGAGGTCGCGGGCCTTCACGCCTTTGCCGACTTTGACTGCATCGAGCTTCAAGCCGACATTGGCGATGAACTTGCCCTGCTTGTCCTTCTTGATGCCGTACCACTCGCGATATTTGACCAGGGCACCGCGAGGGATCGTCACACCGTCCGGCGTCACGAAATCATCTGTCGGCACCGCGTACCAACCGAAACTGAACGGCCTCGCGCTACCCCAATCACCTGCCCGGAAGCACATCCACGTTTCCGGTATCTCGAAAGGCCGGATGACATGGCGGCGCCGGTCGAAATTGTCGAAGAACGCGCCTTCGACCACGTCCCAATCGCCCCACCGCATTGCCCTGACCAGGCTATCGCTCCCGAGGCCGGCGAGGCGGCTTTCATAGCCGGGGTCGCTCTCGGCCATCGACGGGTTGTCTTCAAGCCGCGCCGGAATGTATTGCCGGAGCATGCCGCCTTCGCTCTCGGGCGCCCGGTTCACCGCCAGCGGCTCGGCGCCGTCGATGAATGTCACCTTGACGAATTGATGCCCGACACCGCCCGGATTCGCACCGCACAGGATGCGAGGGAACCGGCCTTCGTAATGTTTGGGCAGGGTAATGCCGACCATGCGCACGCGGTTGCGCAGGAACCGGTAGATGACCTCCGTGAAGTGCGTAAGCTCGTCGATCAGCAGGACGTGGATTTCAGCGCCCTGGTACTTGAAGCGGTCCTTCTCGTCCTTGCAGTGGCAGAGATAGATTTTCGAGCCGTTCCAGAAGCGGATTTCGTCTTCAACGATCGTGACGAACCCGCATGCGACCCAGCCCGCCAGCAGCGCCCGGAAGCCCTGCGGCCCTTCCATGTGGTTCTTGATCAGATCTTCCCGAACGCGACGGAAGAGATAGACCTGAAGGCCCGGAATTTCCGAGCACCACATGATGGCGGCTTCGCGCATCAAATGGCTTTTCCCGCCACCGGCCGCGCCGCCGTAGAGGATTTCAGTCGCTATGCTCCAGAACGCTACCTGCTGCTTGGCATGCAGGTGAATGTTCAGCTCGGCGTCACTTGCCGTTGCCATTGAAATTGATCGTTGGCGTCAGCGTGACGTTACCGGCGTGCTCCAGCGCTACCTTGTCGCCGTAAACCTTTGGCAGGGCTTTCGAGAGCATCCATTTCCGCGTGTCGACGCGCAGCCGCGAGCGCTGCATATGCTCGCCGTTCTCGACCCAGCCTTTGTTCTCGCCGGCCTCTCGCTCCATCCAGTCGTTGCGACCGTCGTCGGCAATCTCCAGAAGCTCGTCAGCCATCGAGTGATAGCCAATTTCCCGTGCACGGGCGTATTGCGCAGAAAACCCCTCGCGATCGTCCAATGCCCAGGCGCGCACCGTGCTCTCAGCCGGCATGTCATCAGGCTCACAGACCTTGCGGAGCGACTTCCCCTCAGCGAGTTCGGCGCAGATGCGCGCCGCAACTTCGGCCGTATAGGCCGTAGGCCGGCCAGGCGCCGGTCCGGTTTCGTTTGCCATGTCGATGATCTCCCGGGTCTGAGCCGGTGCGGTGAATTGCGCAGCCTTGCGCTATCGAATGGGAACCCGGCGGGCCGCGCTGGAGTTGAGGGGCACGTTCCCCGTTCGTTGGACGGCGACCCAGAGGATAGTAGCGAACGACGGGCTTCGACTTAGGTCATCAAAGCTTTTAGGGGTTCGGCAATGAGTGACACTAACAACCGTGAAACCGGCGCCCGCAAGCTGGAGCCTCGTCGAGGTTCCGACCCAAGCGATGCGTTCTCCCAAAAAGCCGCCGAGAACAGGAAGCCGCGCAACGGCATGGGCCTAACCCGCCCCGTCGACGAGACCGACGAGAAAACTCGGCAATCCGATGGCCGCGAACCACCCAAGCGATAGTGTCATTGCGGAGAGTGATTGCCCGCATGGTTGGGGAGTTGAAACAGCCCTATAATCCGGATGTAGCGAACCCGCCGAAGGAGAACGGCATGCCCGACGACAAATCTAAAACGAAGGAAGATCGGAAGCTGGTGGCGAGCCAAGAAACCTACGAGGTTGCCGCCTTTGCGAAGAAGTATGGCGTCTCACCGAGTGAAGCCGCTACAATCATCAAGCGGTATGGCCCGTCGCGAAAGAAACTTGACTCGTACATGGCTGGCCGCAACGCTTAAGCAGCTACCTTTAGGTAGGGCACTCTCCCTTTCGGTGTTTGACTTCGCTTTGTAAGCAAAGCCTTACACCTGTCGTGATTTCTCTTTGCCGGCCAAGCAGAACCGTGCTTTACTGCCGCCTCCTACTGGGGAGGGGAGCAATGAAAACCACGATAGCTGCTCTGGCAGTTCTGCTTTCTATTTCAAGCTATGCACAGGCCCATGGTGGCGGTTGCCGGAAGAGTTCGCCTCCCGGCCAATGCTGCCACATGGATAACAGCGTCGGGACCGTTCACTGCCACTGACGCCCTCGGCATGCTTCGATTCGTAGTCGTCGTTTCGATGGTCGCCTTGTCGGCTTCTGCCGCAGGGCCGATTACCGGCCGCGCTTCCGTGGTCGACGGCGACACGATCGAGCTTGCCGGGCAGAAGGTCCGCTTCAACGGGATCGACGCTCCTGAGAACTGGCAGCTTTGCAAGGATGCTGGTGGTCGGGACTATCGGTGCGGGCAAGCGGCAGCGAACGCCCTCGACACGTTCCTGTCAGCTTCCCGTCCGGTCATGTGCGAGTTCGTCACTCGCGACCGTTACAGGCGTTTCGTCGGCAACTGCTTTCGTGCCGATGGCGCCAGCGTCCAGTCCTGGCTTGTCCGCAACGGCCATGCTCTCGATTGGCCGCGTTATTCCAAAGGTGCCTATGCTGCTGACCAGGCTCTCGCCGAAAAGGCGAAAGCCGGCATGTGGCAGGGCGATTTCATCCCGCCGTGGGAAGCCCGTGCCGTGCGTCGTGGCGGCTCCTAGTTTGGCGACGCCCGCGCGGCCGATGGGTGAACTTGAAGTGAGGCGGCCTACTAGCAGTGGGGGCGTGGTACCCCCGGCGTCGTTCGGCTCTTATCCAACTGCCTCACTATCCTTTGGAATCGAAAAGCCGCCCGTCTGACCAACGAGCGGCTTTGAATTTTTCCCACAATAAATGTGGTTTCCTATTGCGCGCCCACAAAAAATGTGGGATAACGAAATTACCGAAGCAATCCCGCTTCGGCAACGGACTGGAGGCAACCATGAGCGTCAAGCTCACCTTCCAAGTCCGGATCGGCGGATGGAGACTGACAATCTCCGTTAGCCGGTAACCGGGGGCCGGGAGTGCTCACAACACTCCCGGTTCCTGAGTTATACCAGCCAGGAGGTTTCCTTTCAATGACCGAGCCCAGGAGCCCATTGCGGGAGTACCGAACCATCCTCGGCGTCTCCCAGGCAGCTTTCGCCCAGGAACTTGGCGTCTCGCTCCGCGCCTACGAAGAGATGGAAAGCGGACGCACCCAAACCCGTGCTGTCAACGTGCAGGCCGCTCGATATGTGCTACTGCGCTTCTGCGCCATGAACAAGATCGCCTTCACCGATCTGCCCCACGATCTTCAGGAGACCGTGGAAGACATCGTACGCCACCGCGCCTACCAGCTTTCTCGAATCGTCGGTTAGTGGACAATAGGACCCAACTGCCTCAAACGCTCTGGCGAGGTTGGGTCCGCTCCGCTGGTAGCGCCATCCGTCCCGTTTATGGCACGCTTGCTTCAGCGCTCGCCAATGCGGGGTGTGATAGTAGGTATTGCGGGCCATGACTGTGTCGCTCTGTCCCGTCGTCAGGACAAATCGGGAGTTCGGAGAGTGACGCTGAGCGTGCGCTGAGCGGTCGCTCTACGTCGCAGGTCCGCGACAGTTCTCTATCCGATTTTTGGGGACAGGCGCAGTTACCGCCCGTAAGGTCCCACTACACGGTTCTGCGTTGAAAGTCAAACGCATTACCGCTTGGCTCCTATAAAGTTGAAGTGCTCTGCACAGGCCATCAGGTCGGACCGCAGAATGACAGCTGCCTCGCGCTCGCCGATACCTTCCTTGCTGGCAATCTGCCTCGCCGTCAGGCCCTCGCCGCAATACGCCATGAGCCGGTTCGACGGCTTGCGACCCACTTCCCGAACGAAGCCCTCCAGCTCTTGTACTGCGGACAGGCGCGCGCCGGTGATCCCGCTTGGTCCGGATTTCGTCCCCCGCAGGAAGTCGGCCGAACTGGCGATCGCATAGCCTCCCCGCTCGAACAACTGCGCGAGGTGGTTGCCGGCATGCCACAACGCATCCTGCTTGTCCCTCCCGTAGAGCCATTCGAATGTGCCTGGTTTCGCCCGCATGACGACGCGCTCGTCCCGGTTGGCGGATAGCCGCAGCTTCACCACGGACAGCTTGGCTCCCTCCTTGCCGCCGTCGATTTCGCGCAGTCGTTCGAGGCGCCGTTTCTCAGCGGCGCGCCGTTTCCGATCTGCGGCAACCCTGGCCTTCACTTCGGCGACGGTGAGCACGCGCCGCGCCGGCTGATTGGCCTCTTTCGCTGCGGCCTTTTTTGCCCTCTTGGCGGCGAGGTCGATGCGCCGGCCGCCGTCCACGCGCAGGCCTGGTTGTCGCGCGACTGTCGCGCCCGATTTTTTCCTCATGGTCTGGCCGGATGTTTCCGTCACGCGTGACATCACGTGACGGTGTTCGGACGCCGCCTTCCTCAACTGCGCGTCTCCGCCAACACCGGCCAGCCTTGGCAAAAGCTTCCAGACAGCCAGTCGATAAAAGCCTGGAAGGACTCCTGATTTGAGGTGATGGCCTCGCACGTCGATCCGGTTTCCCTCCGAAAAAGTTCGACGACCTCCGGGATCGCCAACGCCCAACTAACGAGGAAGAGGAAAATCTTCTGCAAATAAGGGTTGCTATCCCAGGGTGTCGTTATGTCCTTCATGTGCCGGTATCTCCGAAAGGAGGGCGGTTTACGCCGCGTCGCCCGATCCGCGCCCTCTGTAAGGGAGCATCGCCAGTTCAGCCTGCACAGCGTCGAAAAATGCGCGCAGTTGGCGGTCGCCCTCTTGGGCAGGGACACCTATGCGCACAAAGTGCTTGCGAGCCGCCGTGACGACCTGCTTCCAATAGGCGTCCGCTTCGGCGCCCTGCTTCGCCGCCAAAATTTCTGCGGTGTGCCGAATTTTGCCGACCCGCCTCGTCATCGGGAAGACAACCACCTCGCAGGGAGGGGACCACTGTAAGAGGTCAAGCTGCTTCATCGCGCCCTCCCCTTCCCGCCCGCAAGACACGCTGGCCCGTTGGGTTGGCCGCGTGCTTGCGGGCTGTGTCGAGGATAGCGGAGAGCGCGTCGCCGATGGGCGCCAAATCGGGCTCCCCTCCTGGTATACTATATGTGGGTGACGTGCTCACCCCATTCGTGACCGGTTTTTGGGCCTCATCGGGTGACGCGCTCACCCCATTCGGGTGACTACGTCGCCCCATTGCTCCTGGAATGGGGTGCTCACGTCCCCCCATTCGGGTGAGCACGTCACCCCGCACTTTCCCCGGTTTCTTGGTGGCGGCAGGGTCAACCGGCGGACGCCACTTCATGAAGTCCTTCGACGGCACGTCGAGCACCTTCACCGGGTAGTCGATCGGGTATTCGGTCAGAATGTAAGTGTTTGAACGACTGCCGCCTTCGCTGCGATGCTTCCAGTCGAAATGGCCCTTCTTGGCGACCTTGACGAAACCGCGCTCGATCAAGGTTCTCAGCGCCCGATCTGCCGGCCGATTACTGCACTTCAATGCGGCGCGCATCTCTTCGCCGCTGAAGCCGATAGCACCGTTATTCACGCCAGTGTAGCGGGCCTTGAATTCAAGGTAGAGTCCGCGTTCGTAGACATCGAGAGAGCGCCATGCAGGGCTCTTCAGCAGCCACTCGTAAAGCCGTACGTGGCGAGGTTCGCCGCCCATCCTGCTGTTTTTCACGCTGCCACTCCCAACTTGCCGATCAGACTGGTGAGCAGACTGCGCTCACTTTCTTCGGCGGCCCTGAGAACTGCGAACTGGTCTTGCGGCAGATGCTGGTTAATCGCGTGTTCGACGATCTTCCGAAGCGTGGCCGGTGGTATCGCGTCTAGTTCAACTGACACGTCACCGAACGACTTGGCCCGGCTGTCACTGGCCTTCGTCGGACGGGTCGGCAAATCCCATTCGTGAATTTGAGACGGCCATACAGCCAGTCTCCCGAAGTGGATTTCGGCGAGCGGGGCCATTTCCCGCAGCGTCTCTTCGATCTTCTCGCCGGCATTGACGCCGCTCGGGTCATAGTCGCCCAGGTGATAGATGTAGGTCGGCACGTCCAAGCTGCCGATGTACTCGGCCGCGGTGTGCAGAAACGAAAGGCTGGCGTAGCCGCGCGCCACCATCAGCGGCACGTCGTACATGCTCGTGACTGGGTGGACCACGCCCGCGAGAGCGTCCTTCTCAAGCCAGATTTCGACATAGCAGTCGGCGCTATCCCACAGGCTTTTTCGGTAGAACCTGGCCGTCTCGCGAAGCGCCTGCTCTACGCTGCTGAAGGTCTGCGGCTTCCTCTGCCAACGGGTGTTGTCTGCCAGCCAGTCATAGCGGAGCACGCCAGTCCGCCGCATGATGGCAAGGTCGGTCTGGACCTTGTTGTAACCGCCTTCCGTCTTCTCGACCAAGCCGCGCACGGTTGCCTGGTAAAAGACCTGGCGAACCGTCATCGGCTTCATTTCCCACGCGATGTTCCACAGAGCCCGGCGCCGGGCTTCAACTTCGTCCTTCGACGCCCGGTTCCGTTTTATGTGGCTAGCCGGATAAACCCTCATTGTGCCTGCCCGTTCGCCTCACGGATCGCGTTGACGGCCTCGGCGCCGGACAAACCGAACATGCGCTTAAGATGCGGGATTACCGGATGTGGGCAGTCAGCCCTATGTTCGGCGTACCAGCGCGCCGCCAACAAGACTGCGCGGTTCGGGCCTTCTTGTTTGGTGTCCATCGCCGCTGGCTACCGCTTCATGAACGACGGGCCGTAGCGGTCGGCGAAAGACTTTCGACCACCGGTTGCTTTGGGTCCAGAGGCGGGAGCGGGCGCGCCGTCTACCTTGAATTCTCGGACATCAATTCCCTTACGGCGAAGCTCACGGATATGTGCTTCAAGCTCACCATCGTACAGGCTGCGTTGATTCGTGATCCTGCCGTTCTCCATGCGGGCAAGCTCCCATCGGCCCATGGAGAAATTCGTGCCTTGGACCCACCAGTATTCGTATTTGACGACGACGGGTTTCGGTCGGAAGCGCTCGCCATTCCGCACGCGACGCTGGAGGACGGCAGCGTTTTCCCGACCGAGCAGTTTTTCAGCGATGCGAACCTCGGCAACAGAGAGTCTAGGCGGCTCGAGCTTACCGAGGTTCCGCCGGAAGACGGCTTCCAGCTCGTTGTCACTAAGTTCGACTTTTTCCATCAGGCAGCGGCCTTCTTCTCGCCGCTGCTGATCGCCGCCAGTTGCATCCGCAATCCCAGGCGGGCGGCTATCGGGGCGACCGGGACAACAATCTTGCCGCCGATCTTGATGGTCTCGAAGTCTCCGCGCTTGGCGGCCTCGTACGAGGCGTTGCGCGCGAGACCGAAAAAGACATGGCCGGCTGTCTGGACCGGCAGCGTCGCATGCGTGAGTGCTTCATCGAGCGTCATGGGTCGTTCCCGTTACGTACCATTCCTGCACCATAAACGCCTTGCCGTGTTGCTAGCAACCGTTTCCTGTGCAATATTCCCCGGATAGTGACAGAAAGGGACATCTAGGGATGGCGAGACCCAAACTTGGCGAAGAGACGCACCGCCTTCACATGATGATCACCGCTGCGGAGCTAGAGCGGATCGACTATTGGCAGGCAATGTTTGGGCTGCCCTCGCGAGCGGAGGCGGTGCGCAGGCTAGTTGCGGCTGGAATGCTGGCTCTAAGTGCCTTGGAAAGCTTGGCCGATATGTCTCTTACCCTTCATGCGAGCATGATGGATGATGACGAGATCGTGGGAGGCCATCATCGTGGCTTTTTGCAAGAGGGAATCGATGGGAGAAAAGACGGGACAGCGCAAGTCTCCTTCACTCGGGATGAGGTGAACAGGCTATTTGTCGATCATCACGAGCGCATCCATTGGGCAATGCGCTCGGCTGGCTATCTCGATTTCTTGATCCATGAAGTCTTGGAAGTTCTTCAGACTTATTCGAACCCGAGACCGTTTAGCGCTGTAGATCGCGAAGCGGATGAACAGCTTACTTGGTTGAATGCTGAGACCGAAAAATACGCGCGTGGGCAAGACGATATCGAGAAACACTTAATCCGTCAGGAAACGTTCCGGGCCCTGACCGATGTCGAGCGATCCATCTACGACAAGCTGAATTATGACGAGAGACAGGCGTTCATGGCGCCCCTGCTGGCAAAGATGCGCGCTAAACGAAAGCGGCGGCAAAGGTATCTAATTAGCCGAATCGAACGCAACCGACATCTGAGCCGTCGGGACCGGCAATCAACCATAACCACCAAGATCGAAGAGGGAGACAAACAGTGAAGGGGCACGTCCGCGAGCGCAGCCCAGGCACGTGGGCAATCGTCATCGACCTCTATGACGAGGCCGGCAAACGCCGACGGAAATGGCACACGTTCAAGACCACCTCGAAGCGCAAGGCAGAGGAAGAGTGTGCCCGGCTGATAACGGCCATGAAGGGCGGCACGTATGTGGAGCCGACCAAGCAGACGGTCGCGGAGTTCCTTGACGAATGGCTGGCCTTCATCAAGCCTTCCGTCGCGCCGAAGACCCACGAGCGCTATGCGGAAATCTGCCGCAGGGGACTGGCGCCGCTGATAGGTGACATTGTGCTCGCCAAGCTCAAGACCGACAAGATCGACGCGGCCTTTACGACGGCGCTGACGAACGAGCGGAAGGCGCCAGCGAGAAAGAATCCGAGCCCGGAAGCAGCGGCAAAGCTCCCTCCATTGTCGCCGCGCACCGTCCATCATTATCGCCGCGTGCTGATCAAAGCCCTGGGTCAAGCCGTGACATGGGAGCGATTGGCGAAGAACCCGGCGCAGGCCACCACGCCGCCGAAGGTCGAGCGCAAGAAGATGCTGGCTTACGACGCCGGCCAGACCGCCGAACTGCTCGAAAGCCTCCGCCCGACGCGCATGTTTATTCCGACGCTACTGGCCGTCATGTGCGGCCTGCGGCGCGGCGAAGTGCTGGCCCTCCGGTGGCGGAACGTCGAGCTTGGCGACAACCGCCGGCAACTGGCTATCGTCGAGAGCGCCGAGCAGACAAAAGAGGGCGTCCGCTACAAAGAGCCGAAGTCAGGGCGGGCGCGCACCGTTTCACTGTCGACCACGGTTCTCGCCGAGCTGCGGGCACATCGCGCACGCCAGGCCGAAGAGCAGCTTCGTCTCGGCATCCGCCCCGGCGATGACAGCTTCGTCGTGGCCCAGGTGGATGGCACTCCCCTGCAACCGCGATCGGTGACACATGAGTGGATGCGCCTGATAAAGAGGACCGCCCTGCCCCGTATCCGCTTCCACGATCTTCGGCACACCCACGCCTCGCAAATGCTGGCGAACGGCGTGCATCCGAAGGTGGCAAGCGAGCGCCTGGGGCATTCGACCATCGGCATCACGCTCGACCTCTACAGCCACGTCATGCCCGGCATGCAGGCCGATGCAGCCGAACAGGTTGACGCGGCGATCAGGAGGGCGGTAAAGCCGGGGTCTTGA